ATTGTTCAGTCCGGTAACGGGAGCTAGACTATGGGTATTTCTGGGATTGAAGTTACTTATGAAGGAGAATATACCTTAGAAAAACTTAGTGCCATTGTTAATGATAATTTGACTGGTTTGGCTATTTTCCGAATTAGGGTGCAAGGGAGAGTTCTCTAATGTCGACTTCTGGCACGAATCTTTGGCGCCCTGACATTGAAACAGTGATTGTTGAAGGATATGAACGATGTGAGGTCGATGCTCAAATTCTTACTGGATATCAAGCCAGAGCTGCTCGTCGTAGTCTTAATCTTATGTTTGCGGATTGGGCGACCAGGGGTATCAATTATTGGAAGACAAGTGAGAAGACACTTGATCTTGTAAAAAGTCAAATTGTTTATCAATTACCAGAAGGCACATTGGATATTCTTTCTGCTGTGATGCGAAGAAGTGACACAGATACAGACATGGAACGTATTAGTCTCACAGACTATAACGCCCTTCCAACTAAATCTAGTGAAGGTCTGCCCACTACCTATTTCTTTGATCGACAATATATTCCTCAGATCTATTTGTGGCTTGTGCCTGAAAATAGCACAGATAAATTTATCTATTGGAGTTTAGATCAAATTCAGGATGTAGCGGGAAGTGATGAAGATCCAGATGTACCTTACAGGTGGAATGATGCTTTGTGCGCTGGATTAGCAGCACGATTGTCCACTAAAATTAAGGGTCTTCCGGCTCAAAAGAGATTAGAACTTAAGGCAGATGCCATAGAAGCTTTTGATCATGTAGGAGGAGACGAGGGTGAACGTGCTACGTTTCGTATCATCCCGACATCTATACTATGACAAAATATGCCGTAGGCACGAAATCACGAGCGATGTGCGATCGATGCGGGCTTGAGATCCGTTATCTTGATCTACGGACCGAGTGGAATGGCTTGCGCGTCTGTAAAGAGTGCTGGGATCCTAAGCATCCTCAACTTGAACCACGCACCGCATTTGATGCTCAAAAACTTTATAAGCCTCGTCCTGATAGAGATGATGATCGTGAAATGAATGTTAAAATTAGTGGAGTAGAATTCTTATTTCCATCATCTGGAGATACTAATTTGACACTAGATCAAGGTGGGTGGGGTATTGAAACTTATGGCGAAGACGAGTATGGAATTTAAATGAGCACGTACACTGAACTTTTAGCAGATATTCAAAACTGGTTTGAGGATGATGGCGACGAATTTGTTGCTGATATTCCGCGGATGATTACGAATGCTGAATTACGTATTCACAAACGTATTCCTAATCATCCGGCGTATCGTACCCTGAATACTGGCACTCTTACCGCTGGGACCGCCACTGTCGCGAAGGGAACCCTTCGGTCCACTCGATTTCTACGTCTTACCGTAGGAACTGAGGAAATACACCTGCTTCCTCGTACAGACAGCTATATTATTGACATGTATCCTAATTCGTCTAAGCGAAATATCCCCAAGTATTTTGCTGAGGATGATGAGAATAATTATCGGTTTGGCCCCACTCCAGATGGGAATTATCCTTATACAGCGGGCGTCATTCGGATGCCTACGGGGCTTTCTGAAAGTAATGCGAATACAGAAATAGGCGATGATTATGAAGATCTTATGCTTTATGCTTCCATGATGGAAGGGGCTTTGTATCTGGAACATGATGAAGGTCTTATCAAATGGAAGGCCATGTTTGATGAAGAAATGGCCTTGGTAGCGTCAGAAGTTACTCGTATCTATGTGAATGAGTACGGGAGCGCGTAATGGCGATTACTCAAACCGGATGCAATAAATTCAAGCAGGAACTGCTTCAAGGACTGCATGATCTTGATGCCGATACAATTAAGATTGCGTTATATACAGAGGATGCTGATCTTGACGCTGACACTTTGATGTACACCGAAACTGAAGAAATTACTGGAACAGGGTATTCTGCCGGTGGAAAGACTCTCACCGGCGCAGTGATAACTCTTGAAGGGAGTGTTGGAGTGTGTGACTTTGACGATCCCCAATGGGGGACCGCCGCCTTTACAACGGCGGGGGCTTTAATATATAACAGTTCAGTGAGCAATAGAGCTATCGCCGTTATAGATTTTGGTGAGGAGTTCACTGTATCTGGCCCAGGAACCTTTAATCTGCTTTTACCGGCCCCTACCGCCGAGACCGGCGTGATAAGGATTAGATAATGGCTTCAACAGCTAGTGATCTTCTACAAGTTAGACTCCAAGGAACTGGAGATAATTCCAATACTTGGGGAACTCTGCTCAACACAGCTCTTAGTCGAATGGAAGAGTCGATTGCTGATATAACGAATATCGCAGTCACAGCGGCAAACTATACTCTTGACGATACTCAATACGTGGAGCATGATGATGCTACCCCTACGGCTGAAAGTCATGTTGCAGCCGTCAAGGTAACGGGCACTCTTACCGGCAATAGAACAGTCTTTGTCCCAGCTCGTAATAAAATGTACTGGATCTGGAACGCTACTGGAGGTTCCTACACTCTAACGATCGATGTCGTGGGTGGTGGTGGGTCAGGCTATGTAGTTCCTCAAGGCTATTTGCAGGCAGTCATTTGTGATGGCACAAATGTTGAATGTCTGAGCCCGGCGATCAGTGCGGCTGGAGTAGTCAATCTTAATGGTTTGGAACTGATCCTGGATGCTGACGGCGATACAACTTTCCATGCCGATACGGATGATCAACTCGATCTTAGGATTGCCGGGGCCGATGATTTCAGTTGGAAGGCCAATGACTACGATGTCTTGGCTGGTTCGAAGATCTCAATAAGTGGTGATGGTTCTGCAATTGATGCAGCGAACAGTATTGGCTTCGGCGTTGGAATGGATGGCGCCCTGTATTCTGATGGAACGAATCTTATTATTGATGCTACGACCCAAACAGATTTTGCTATCAGTGGCACAGTAGATATGAGTTTCGCTGCGAATAAATTAACCATTACCGCTGGATCAGAAGTTGTTGTCGCTGGGGACGGTACGGCAATCGGTGCGGCGGGCGCCATTTCTTGGGGTGTAGGTGAAGATGGCGCTATTTATTCTGATGGGGATAATTTGCATATCGATGTTGCCACTCAACTTGAGATTGAAGTTGCGGGCACAGAAGTTGGTCACTGGGACGCAGGAGGCATTAATCTTGTAACCGGCGATCAGTACGAAATTAATGAAGCCGCAGTTCTGACGGCTACTACTCTTGGAGCAGGTGTTGTGAATTCCAGTCTTACTGGTTTGGGCACCTTGACAACTCTAACTATTGATGATATTACTATTAATACGAATGCTATTACGTCAGCAGGCGCATCAAGTATGACTATTGTTCCGACTTCAGGACAAAGTTTAATTCTTGATGGTGCATTAGATATTGATGGTGCCGTCATGGGATACACGGGCGCATTCACTGTGACTGGGTCCGCGCTTATTGATGGTATCACTATTGATGCGGCGACTATCATTGGGACCACAGCAGCGAGCTTGGACATCACACCTACAGCGGGGCAGAGTTTAATTCTTGATGGTGCATTAGATATTGATGGTGCCGTCATGGGATACACGGGCGTGGCTACCGTTACCGGGTCCGTGGTTGTGGATACCATGACCATTGACGGCGGGTCCATTACAGATTCCAGCGCAGCTATATCCTTTGGTGATGAAAACCTATCTACCACTGGCACTCTCGCGGCTGGCGCGACGACGATTACAGGGACAATTAGAGTTTCCAATGCAGCCGGTGGGGCAATTCTTGATGAAGCCGCCACAGTAACCAATCCAACCCTGATCCCCAATATTGCCGATGTGGACACGGGATTAGGCTGGTCAACGGATCAACTTAATTTTGTCGTTAACGGGACGCACATTGCCGAGACTGTTGTTTCCGGTATTCAATCGGCGAACGCTGCTGGTGGGATCTTATTGAATGAGGCTGGTTCCACGACCAACCCAACCATCGCTCCACGCCAAACAGATGTTGATACGGGCATCTCGGGAGACGGTTCCGACGATTTCTATATTATCAGTGGTGGAACGCTCAACGCTACATTCGCTGGGGGTGCATCTCCAACAGCCACATTCGCTGGCGATATTATTCAGGCAGTAGATAAACGGGTTCTCGTAGGGCATTCTTCGTCGCTTAATGTTTCAAACGGGCTGGCTGCGAATGTTCAGATTAATGGTGATACGTCTATCGGGACGACAAGCCTAACGCTCACCCATTGGCAAAACCACGCGTACGGGCCGGTCATCGCTGGTGGGTTAAACCGTGCCGCGACAATAGACGGCGCTGATGTAATCGTTCAGGACAATGATATTGTCTTCCAAATCCAGGGGTTCGCTTCAGATGGCGTAGACAACGATGAGCGTATAGCAAACATTCAATTTATTGTTGATGATGACAGCCCTGCTGGAAATGCGATTGCCGGTAGCTTGGTCTTCCAGACAGCGGAACGAACTGCGGGAACGATGGGCAATGCGCTTACACTGGCGCATGATAAAACAGCCACATTCGCTGGCAATTTCCTCTACGGAGCCGCTGCGACCACCACCACATTCTTGAACACGTCATCGGATGCTGCGGATAGCGGCGCACTTCAGATAAGCGGCGCCGGAG